AAAAATTATTCGATTATTAATATAAACTTAGCGCGAAAGATGGTGAATATGCAATGCATAAACCTGATAATATACCAATGTCAGAACCTCGAAGTATAGCTGAAGCTCCACCCGCAACGGTGATTTATGGAGGATCAGTTGTATAAGCATTAACCGAAATATTGATGTAGGATGACAGAGCTGGTATATGCCGAGACCCAACTTGGATAAAGAAACGAATATCATATATGTAATAACGATTTAATGATTAAGTTTTTTTAGGAGTTGATGGGTCCAGATTTGATAGTACATAACATTGGCCAATTAAAGAAGCAGTGGAAAATTATGTATATGATCGAACATAGGTTTATGAACGATTAGATATCCCTTATTATTAAATATTATAAGCCAAAAAAATTAATACAGGTTAAATAACCTCTTATTAAATGTTTATTACATTTAAAAATAATCCAGACGTGTTAAAAAGGAGGTTATTTTGTACAGCTGATATAATTGGCACCATGTCATCAGGTAAGGCAGACACAGGTTTCTCAAACACATTGAGGCAGATATCATATATGGAATTTATCGCTCATCGTGCAGGTTTAACCCAAAAAGAGTATGATATACTCGTTGCTGGTGATGATGTATTAATTTCTGGGAGTCGTGTTAATATATTACGATTCCAAGCCGCAGGCTAAATATTATGTTCAACTGTATAGCGTGGCATATAAGGTTTAGGTCAATGTATTAAAGAATGGATTATATATCCTTAAGGATACTTTATGTTTCTTTCCAAAATAGGTTATATTACTGGAGGTAAAGTATACTTTATGCGTTAAGCAAAAAGAATTTTCGATAAATAAATATGCAGTGATTCAATACACCCATCTACTTAAGATTTATGTACATCACTAGCGTATTCTCTGTTATTAGCTTTAGGTTAGAATACATTATATTGTGAAATGTAGAAGTATTTACCTTTACCAGATCAAAGATTAGATGTAGATTATGATCGTTACATAACAGCTTATTGGAAATTCGAATAAATGCGTGTTGGACCAGAAGAGGTACCAGAATTCATTTATTAAGATGTTATTAAATTAATTGGTGAGGATGCAGAGGATAAGGATTATTACTTAGAAAGAGTATTAAGTGTATAAGGTATTTTTTAAAGATTAGATTTCAACGTTGGTTATGACTAGCAATAATGTTAAACATATTATGTAGCTCGACTTGGTCACTTATCTAGATTCGTTCCAGGTATTACATATTATGGTTAACTGATTTGGAGGGCAGTCACCTCTAAATTTGTAACACAGACTCCTAAAACAGAATAATTATCGGAAAAGACAGTTAGTACGCAATCTTCATCGTTATAGCGTATTGCCCAGGTTTATGGGACAAATAGACCTTCTTTGTGTGTAGTAGAACATACATCGACAGGAAAAATCTACAGAGGAGTATAAGGCCGTATAAGCAGTAAAGAAATCGCAAAATTAGTGTATATGGTCAAATAATAATATAAAGCCAATATTTAAAAGAACTTATGGAATAATAATCACTTCAAAAATTATATTCGTTAAGTTCTAGATAAGAAAATATGGTCATCGAAACCTTTCGATTTCGATAAAATTTAGTTTGGTAAATAAAACGTTCCGTCCAAATTAAGTTTATAAAAATAGTATAGTAATAAAAGTAATAAATCCATCCAAAATAAAAAAGAGAAGCCGAAAAAGAAAAATGGATCACGTAGTTCTAGCAAAGTAAGGTTTGTTGGTATGTAAAAGACCAGTTAAAACAAACAGAACAAATAAAATGGGATGCTAGGATTTAACAAAAAATCAGGATCATTTATAGCTTCAGTATTGAAACCATTTTCTACAGAACCAATGAAGTTACCATATGATTATCCGCTTAACACAACTATAGTTGAATAGACGTTAGAGTTTAATTTATATGCATCTTTAGGAAATGGTACCGGTGTAATAAACAATAATACCTATGGTATAGTATTCGTGGTATCGCCACATAGTTTTAATGATTTTTATAATGTTGGGCAAAATTAAATTAACACAAGATTGTTTGCTTAATATTAATAAGGATTAGGTACAATGGGAGATTTAATATACACAGTTGCTTCCCCATTAAACGGATACCAAGGTTCAAATAATGATGTTAACGCGAGGTGGACCTCCGCAAGAACATTGAGATGTGGAATTCGGTTAATTCCCACATCACCATAGTTAAGTAGGGCCGGCTACATCAATATTCTATAAGTACCAGGAAAAGATACCGATATCATAATATCAGGTAATTCTTAAACCAACACGGTTCATATTCCAACACCATCTTAAATGAAAAATTACCCAACTAGTTACGAAGCTACAAATGCTAGTAATTAAACATAACACGATTACGTTTGGGTACCAACTGATTTAATTGATACATAATTCATTTAAGATAAATTTTAAACTAATGAAAGTTCGGGTATGATCGTCAACTTCCAAGGTGATGCAAGTTTACTTGCAAATAAACTTCGTAATTAAATTTATGTAATTGCATCAGGATTAGCAGCAACAGATTCATTTAGATTAGAGCTGAAGATTAGTTACGAGTTAATTCCTACCACCACATTTAAAGTTTGGGCAGATACACAGGGGTAGCGAGTAATGGAAGCTGACATGCGTGTACTTAAAGAAGTAATTAATAACAATCCAACAATATAAGCTGATCAAAATGATAGCATGTTGAGTAAGATATTAAAAGGTGTGGTAAAAGTAGGTACGCATCTTTACGGAGATCCAGTTATTCAAGAAGTGGCATCAAATGCACTTCGTTCGGTTATGGCGACACGATTTTGATGATAGTTGACGTGTGAGTCCATATTTCCTTGTTTTAGCAAGTGAGGCATGTATTCATATATATCGGAAAATTTATCAATTATATATATATGGCGTAATACCGTGCAGAACCCTGGCTACGTGGGGCCCCATCTATCGGTTTCATAAGACTGGTACAGCTTATGTCTTTAGTTAATCTATCACATAGGATAAGGTATAATTGCATCCGCATTTTATATCAAGATGGGCCACCTTTATGGTGGTGAATTTTTAGGTGAATTTGCAAGTAAAAACACCATGGGCTAACATACCCATCTTATGACATGAAAGAAATATGTAATTAGCTTTACAGTTAAGTAAAGGTCTGGATATTTTCACGCCAGGCATGATAGTTTTGGAATTTCTATAAATTTCACATAAACAAG